GAATGACATCGGCAGTTAAAAAGTTGGGATGTTCTAACCTCAAGACTTTACTTGAGGATGACAAACTGATGACAGTTGACTATGATATCATCGCAGAGTTAACTACATTCGTTCAGAGAAAGAATACATTCATGGCAGAAGAAGGTTGTCACGATGACCTTGCCATGTGTCTTGTTATTTTCTCTTGGTTAGTAGCACAAGACTACTTCAAAGAGATGACTGAGCAGGATGTTCGGAAGAAGATCTATGAAGAACAAAAGAACCAGATTGAACAAGATATGGCTCCATTTGGATTTGTTCTGGACGGCATTCACAATGATGATGGTTTTGTAGATAGTGAAGGAACCAGATGGAGTTCTGGTGCTGAGTATGGTGATATGTCATATATGTGGGAATATCACTGATGGATTTTGATGAAGAGTTTGAACTAGAACATCTTCTCTTCCATCATAGAAAGTGTAGATCTTGTTTTAAAGTAAAAGATCTTATGTCAGATTTTTACAAAACAAGAAGAGGTAGTGGTCCCTCTGCTTATTCATATGAGTGTAAGCAATGTACCAAAAAACGGGTTCTCAATGCGAGAAAAGCGGAGCAGAAAGTCAGGAAATGGGAATATCCTGACTGGTAGTGTGTTCATTCAGTGTTTCCCCAATGTAAAGATACCAAATAATAAATAACTCTAGCATTATTTGGATTTCATAGGGAGAGAAAGATGCCGCTGAACTTAGCATCTCCTGGTATTGTCGTAAGAGAAGTAGATCTTACTTCTGGAAGGGTTGACCCTACCTCAGATAAGTCTGCTGGTATTGTTGCACCCTTTGCGAAAGGACCAGTAGAGACTCCTACATTAGTCGAAACTGAAGCAGACCTGCTGAACACTTTCGGTGAACCATACGCTGCTAACAATCACTACGAGTATTGGTATACTGCTTCTTCTTATCTTGCCTATGGTGGGGTACTGAGAGTAGTAAGATCTGATAACTCTGGATTGAGCAACGGTCTTGTTGGTACTGCTACAACAGTCAAGATCAAGAGCAACGATGATTATGTAAACCAAGGTTATGACACTAATGTCATCAATGGTGTTACTGTTATTGCCAAAAACCCTGGAACATGGTCGAACGGAATTAAAGTTGCTATCATCGATGGTAGAGCAGATCAGATTCTTACTGGTTACTCTGGTACTTCCGTTTCTGTCGGTTATGGTGTAAGTCAGAAAGTTCCTGCCAATACAGTTGTTGCTGGTGCTGGAACAACTTCTGTTCTCGATGGATACTTCAAGGGTCTTGTCACCAACGTTGGTGCTGGAACAAGTCTGGAAGTTAAGTTTACTCACCACGTTTCTGCTGCTGGAACAGTAACTGCCTACGATTATCAACCAGGTGGTACTTACAGATTTGCTAACTCTGCTGACGGAGGAGTTCCTGCCACTGGACTGTATATCTTTGATAACAACGGTTCCCTGATGGGAATCTCCACCTACACTGCTCAGCAAGATTGGTTCGATCAGCAAGAAATCACACTGACATCTGGCAATGTCAAGTGGAATAGAATTGCTGAAAGACCCACCACAACTGCTTATGGTGCTGATCGTAACGCAAGAAACGACGAACTGCACGTTGTAGTATATGACGATCTCGGCAAGGTATCTGGCAATGCTGGAACCATCCTTGAGAAGCACCTGAGCCTCTCTAAGGCAACTGATGCTGAGTTCTCTGCTGGCACTGCTCAGTATTGGAGAACATGGTTACAGTTCAACTCCACCAACATCTTTGGTGGTGGTCAACCTCTCGGTGTTACCACAACTGGTTTTGCTGCTAATGCTGGAACTGGTTACGGTCTGTTTGCTGATGGTGGTTGGGATCAGAAAGTTGCTGACACCGTATTTGATGGATACGGTGCCGTAACATCCACTCTTGCTAACGGTAAGGATTATGGTGGTACAACTGGAATCACCACAAACTCTGGTCTTGAAGTTAATGTTGGTGATCTGGCAACTGGTTACGACCTGTTTGAAAATCCAGATGATTATGACATCGATTTCCTGCTGATGGGATCTGGTGCTCATGGTAGAGAAGAGACTCAAGCAATTGCTAACAAAATTATTGCCATTGCTGAAGAGAGAAAAGATGTAGTCGCATTTGTTTCTCCATATCGTCAGGCATTCCTTGCTGATGGTGCTTCTATCTCTCTTAACTCTACCGCAACCATCACCGACAATCTGGTAAGTTACTACTCTGCTATCACATCGTCTTCTTATGCGGTGTTCGATAGTTCCTATAAGTACACTTACGACAGATTTGGTGATACCTTCCGTTATATCCCAATGAACGGAGACATTGCTGGTACATGTGCCAGAAATGACATCAACAACTTCCCCTGGTTCTCTCCTGCTGGAACCTTGAGAGGTGCCATTCTGAATGCCGTTAAGTTGGCATACAACCCAACCAAGGGACAAAGAGACGTTCTGTATTCTAATAGAATCAACCCAGTCATCTTCTCTCCTGGATCTGGTATTGTTCTCTTTGGTGATAAGACTGGTCTGGCAAGAGCATCTGCTTTTGACAGAATTAACGTTCGTCGTTTGTTCGTCTATCTCGAAAGAGCAATTTCTGCTGCTGCCAGAGATCAGATGTTTGAGTTTAACGATGAGATCACAAGAACCAACTTTGTTAGCATCGTTGAACCTTTCCTCCGTGATGTTCAAGCCAAGAGAGGCATCACTGACTTTGTAGTCAAGTGCGATGAAACGAACAACACTGCTGCTGTGATCGATAACAATGAATTTGTTGCCGATATCTACATCAAACCCAATCGTTCCATCAACTTCATCGGTCTGACCTTCGTTGCTACTCGCACGGGTGTCAGTTTTGACGAAGTTCTCGGAGTTTAATTTAATAAAGAGGTAACAAACCGATGGCGGACTTAATTCAACAACAGAATCCCCCAAAGACAGCTGATCGAACTATCGATAGATTTAAGAGCAGATTGTCTGGTGGTATTGCCAGACCTAACCTGTTTGAGGTTGTTCTTACTTTCCCCGAAGGAGTAGTTGACCCTAGTGTTAACGATCTTGAGTCGAAAGTTAGATTCCTGGTAAAGGGTGCGGCTCTGCCCGCATCCACCGTTACCCCAATCAACATTCCTTTCAGAGGAAGAAATCTTAAGATTGCTGGTGACAGAACATTCGATGTCTGGACCGTTACGGTTATCAACGACACCGACTTTGCTATTAGAGGATCTTTCGAAAGATGGATGAACTCTATTGCTAAGGTATCCGATAACTCTGGTAATACAAATCCAGTTGACTATCAGACCGATGCTATCGTTCACCAACTTGGTCGTGCCCCAGTAACTGGTGCTGGTTCTGCTCAAGACAGTGCTGTTGATCAACCAATTCTGAGAAGTTATCAGTTCCACGGAATTTGGCCAACTAACATCTCTGCTATTGCCCTTTCTTACGATAACACCGATGCTATCGAAGAATTTGATGTTGAACTTCAGGTTCAGTGGTGGGAAGCTGTTGGAAACGGTGGTTCTATTGCCTGATAAATAGGAGAATAGAACGCAAACTTTATTCATGGCTAGACTCTTTGGTTTCTCTATTGAGGACAACGAGGATAAATCTAAAAGTATTGTCAGTCCCGTCCCCCCGACAAACGAGGATGGGGCTGATTTTTACGTATCCACGGCTTTCGGTAGTCAGACCATCGATCTCGAAGGTGTCTATAGAAGTGAGTATGAACTTATTCGTAGATATCGTGAGATGGCACTTCACCCAGAGTGCGATCAGGCAATTGAAAACGTAGTTAATGAAGCTATCGTTAGTGACCTTGATGATTCTCCAGTTGAGATTGATCTTAATAATCTGAAAGCAAGTGATGGTATCAAAGACAAGATCAGAAAAGAATTCAAACATATCAAAGATCTGTTAGATTTCGATAAGAAGGCACACGAAATCTTCCGTAACTGGTATGTCGATGGTAGAATTTACTACCACAAAGTCATTGATCTCAAGAGACCTCAAGATGGTATTCAAGAGGTAAGATACATTGACGCACTGAAGATGCGTTATGTCAGAAAAGAAAAGGATCAAAATAAAGATAGAGGTGACATTTTCAACAATGCCAACATTGCTGAAAATCAAAGGGTAGTATTCCCTGAGATGGAGGAGTATTTCATGTATACTCCCAAAATCAACTACCCAACCACAGTCCCAACTTACGGTGGCGGAACCAAGGGAGTTAAGATTTCTAGAGATTCTATCTCTTATTGTACTTCTGGTCTGGTAGATAGAAACCGTCACACCGTTCTTTCTTATCTGCAGAAAGCAATCAAGTCTCTCAATCAACTGCGTATGATTGAAGACTCTCTGGTTATCTACAGATTGTCTCGTGCTCCAGAACGTCGTATTTTCTACATTGACGTTGGTAATCTTCCTAAGGTAAAGGCAGAACAATATTTGCGTGACGTAATGAATCGTTACCGCAACAAACTTGTTTACAATGCCACCACTGGTGAGATTCGTGATGACAAGAAGTACATGTCTATGCTGGAAGATTTCTGGCTGCCCAGAAGAGAAGGTGGACGTGGCACTGAAATCACCACTCTGCCTGGTGGTCAGAACTTAGGTGAACTTGCTGATATTGAATACTTCCAGAAGAAACTCTATAGGTCTTTGGGTGTTCCCGAATCCAGAATGCCTGGTTCTGGTGATGGTTTCAACCTGGGTCGTTCTTCTGAGATTCTCCGTGACGAACTTTCCTTCAGTAAGTTTGTCGGTAGACTGCGTAAGAGATTCAGCAATCTGTTCCTGGATATGCTGAAGACTCAACTTCTGCTCAAGAATATTGTTACTCCCGAAGATTGGGAGAAGATGTCTGAGCACATTCAGTTCGATTATCTGTATGACAATCACTTTGCCGAACTGAAAGAAAATGAATTGATGACAAATAGACTTGCTCTGCTTCAGCAAGTTGAACCTTATGTCGGTAGATACTACTCCACCGAGTATGTCCGCAGAAAGGTTCTTCAGCAGAAGGATCAAGAAATCATCGAAATCGATCAGCAGATTGAAGACGAAATCGAACGTGGTATCATTCCAGATCCTAATGAGCAGATGCTAGAAATGGAACCTGGAATGTCACCCGAAGGTCAACAACCACCTGAAGAAAATGTCCGTCAAAGAGGAAACGATATGACGGATACTGATCTGGATGTTGGCGTAATATAAATAATCGTTAGACAATAGTATTTAAAACATGGAAGACGTTATTGATCTTATTGCCACTGATTCTTCTGCGTCTGAAATTAGTGACAAAATCAAAGATGCTCTCTACAGCAAAGCTGCTGAAAGAGTAGATGCTTTGAGACCAGTCGTTGCTAATTCTCTCTTTGGTGGTGAAACTGAAGATGAAACTGAAGTAGAACCCGAGGAGGACTGATGAGCAACAGAACTTTATTAAAAGCAAATGAAGTTGATTTACCAACAACAGCTGGTGCAGGTGTAAGTTTCACCGAAGCCACTCTTGTTAGGTTGGTCAATACTACAGCATCTACCAATATTGTTGTAACAGTTCAAGAAACCAGAGGTGGTACAGGTGTTGGTACATTCACCATCCCTGGTGGAACCGTAGAGTATCTTGAAAAAGTAGCATCACACACAGTCTTTGCCAGTGCGGCAGGACTTAGAGGTGTAAAAGTAGGATTCACTGGATAAACAAATGAAACTTATCAGAGAAGAAATCGAAAGCGTAGAGGTTATCGTTGAACAACGCAACGGTCAAAAGCACCTCTACATTGAGGGTATCTTCCTTCAGGGAGATATCAAAAATCGCAATGGAAGAATGTATCCTTGCGAAACTCTTGCCAAAGAGGTCGGTCGTTACAACGAGAACTTCGTTCAAAAGGGTCGTGCTCTTGGTGAACTCGGTCACCCCGATGGTCCTTCCATCAACTTAGACCGTGTTTCTCACAAGATTACTTCTCTGAGACAGGAAGGCACTAACTTCATTGGTAGAGCACAGATTCTGTCTACCCCTATGGGTAACATTGCCAAGTCTCTTCTTGACGAAGGGGTAAAACTTGGTGTTTCTTCCAGAGGCATGGGTTCTCTGAGAGAAGACCGTAATGGTATCAAGGTTGTTGGTGAAGACTTTATGCTTGCCACTGCTGCCGATATCGTTGCTGATCCTTCCGCACCTGACGCATTTGTCAATGGCATTATGGAAGGTAAAGAGTGGGTATGGGACGGTGGTATTCTCCGTGAAAAATATGCTGAGAAGACATACAAAACTATCAATACACTCGTCGATCAAAAAAGACTTGAGGAAAACAAGTTGAAGTTATGGAATAACTTCTTATCAAATCTATAATTTATAAATAAATACAGATTATCACTAGATCAATCAATCGGAGAAATCGAAAAATGTCCGCTGGTAAAGATTTACAAGAAATGGAAAATCCCGTAACAAGGGGTGCGAAAGCCGCTGAGCCAATGGATTCCTCTAAGAAAGCTTCTTATACTGCTGCTCAAGCTAGTGTAGAAGATCTCGGAGGTCCAACCCCTGAAAACTATAAAGCTGATGATATGTCGGCTGCCCTTAAGGCTCCTTCTCTGGCAACAGTTAAGGATATTGTTAACAGAGGTGCTAAGCCTGCTGAAGCCATGCCTAAGGCTCCCAAGTACGTTGCCGCTGGTGACGACGTAGAGCTGGAAGATGGTCAAGAGGTTGTTGCGGAAGCCGAAGAGGAAGAGGTCCA